TGCATCAGGTGTAACTCATCCATTACTAGCAGAATCTGTTACGCAATTTCAAGCACAAGCTTACAAAGAATTATTACCACCAGAAGGACCAGTGCGAACACAAGTCGTTGGCGCTGCAACCCGTGAGACTGTAGAACAAGCACAAAGAGTTCAAGACTTTATGAACTACATGTTAGTAGATCAAATGGAAGAATATACTCCAGAATTTGACCAGTTATTATTTTATTTACCAATATCCGGATCTACATTTAAAAAGATTTACTATGATGAAATAATGCAAAGAGCAGTTGCTAAGTTCGTGCCTGCGCAAGACTTAGTTGTACCTTATTATGCAACTGACTTAAAAGATTGTGAAAGAATCACTCACGTTATTAAGATGAGTGATAATGAAGTTCTTAAAAAACAAAAAGCAGGTTTTTATAGAGATGTAGAATTGTCTGTAAAAAGACCAGAAGAAAGTGATTTAAAACAAAAGTTAGATGAAATCGAAGGAGTTAAACCTGCAGGAGATACAGAGTTTCAACACAACATACTAGAAATGCATGTTGATTTAGATTTAGAAGAATACGAAAAGAATCCAGATTTAAGTAAAAAAGATAGAAACATTAAAATTCCTTACATCGTAACAATTGATGAAGGCTCTCAAGAAATTTTATCTATCTATCGTAACTACGATCCAGAAGATGAATTAATGAAAAGAACAGAATACTTTGTTCATTACAAATTTTTACCGGGTTTAGGCTTCTATGGATTCGGATTAATTCATATGATAGGTGGATTATCACGAACAGCCACTTCTGCACTAAGACAATTACTTGATGCAGGTACTTTAGCTAACCTACCAGCAGGATTTAAGTCACGAGGTATTAGAATTCGTGATGATGATCAACCTTTTCAACCAGGTGAGTTCAGAGATGTTGATGCACCAGGCGGAAATATCAAAGATCAATTCCAAATTTTACCTTTTAAAGAGCCAAGTCCAACTTTATTTCAACTTTTAGGCTTTTGTGTTCAAGCTGGACAGCGTTTTGCATCAATTGCAGACATGCAATTAGGTGAAGATGTCGCAAATAGAGCTGTTGGAACGACAATTGCACTCTTGGAGCGTGGTTCAAGGGTCATGTCAGCTATTCACAAGCGAATTTATTACACGATGAAGCAAGAATTTAATCTTTTAGCTGATGTTTTTGCAACTTACCTACCTCCAGTGTACCCATACGCAGTTACAGGAGCAGATAGACTTGTAAAAGTACAAGATTTTGACGACAAGGTTGATGTTATACCAGTTGCAGATCCAAATATCTTCTCAATGGCTCAAAGATTTACACTTGCGCAGACACAATTACAAATTGCACAGTCAAATCCGCAAATGCATGACTTAAGAGAAGCATATAGACGTGTTTATGAAGCAATTGGTACAAGAGAAATAGATTTATTAATGCCACCACCTCAAGAACCAATACCACAAGATCCTGCATTAGAAAATGCAAGAGCATTAAAGATGGAATTACTACAAGTGTTTGCAGAACAGGACCACGATGCACATATCGCGGCTCACGGAGCATTTATTCAAAGCAGAATGATACAAATTAATCCTATGGTGTATGCATTACTACAAGGACATATATCAGATCACATTTCTTTCAAAGCACAAGGAGAAGTTGGTGCAATGATAGCTGAATCTGAAGAAATGAATATGATGGCTCAACAAGATCCAGCAGGATTTGAAATACAATTTAATTCTATGGTTGCAAAACGAATTGCAGAACTAACAACACAGCTTATTCAAGCAGAAGGTGGTACACAACAACAAGATCCACTAGTAACTTTGAAACAAAGAGAGTTAGATCTTAAAGCTATGGACATTCAAAGAAGAGCTCAAGAAACTCAACAAGATTTAGAACGTAGAGAAGTTGAACTTGAAGAAAAATTTGACATTGAAAGAATGAAAATAGAAAATCAAGAAGAACAAGCAGCTGAAAGAATGAAAGTTGCTAAAGATAAATTAAAACTTCAAGAACAATCTTTAAGAGCTAAATCCAATGAACCAACGAAAAAAGGTTAAACTTCCTGGTAAAAGATTTGGACCACCACCTTTAAAAGGACCTAGTTCTCAAGGTTTAAAATTAAATAAAATTACTTATAGACAAAGTAAGAAAAAATAGTATATCTCATTAAAACAAAGGAGATATATGTTAGAATCAAAATATAAGTTGTTATCAAAAGAACAAAAATTAATATTTCTTGCGGGTGTATTTGAAGGAGAAGGATCTTTTGGATTTTGGGGAAAAGAAGGAAAAAATAATAGATATCTTAGAGCACAAATAAGAATGTGTGATGAGGATATTGTATTACGATTTATAGATTATTTTAAATTAGGATCTATAAGCACTTATTTACCAAAAAATAAAAAACATAATAAATCATGGAAATGGACTGTAGCTGGAGATAAGGCAATGGAGGTGATGTTGCAATTAGCTCCATATCTTGGTATAAGAAGACAGGAGAAATTTATAGAATGTTGCCCGTTATACAAGCAGTCGCCCCACTTGCAAAAATCTTATTCAACACCGTTGATAAAGCCGTTGCAGATAAAGACCTCGCAGCTAAATTAAAAAATGATCTGCAAACACAGATGTTGCAATCTCATACTCAAGAGTTAACTGCAGCAGCTAAAATTATTGAAGCAGAGGCTAAAGCTGGCTGGTTCGCTAGCTCGTGGAGGCCCCTTTTAATGTATGTATTAATATTTATATTAATATGGAACTATGTATTAGGACCAGTAATATTATTTTTCTTTAAAGCTTCTATAACTATAACTCTTCCAGGAGACGTATGGACTCTTTTACAAATTGGTCTGGGAGGTTACGTTGTGGGACGCAGCGCAGAGTCAGTTGCTAGAACAATGGCTAACAAATCACAGCCTAAAGAACAAGAAAACGGATAATGAACCTTCAAGATAAAGGTCCAAATGATTTAGAAAAAATCATTTTTAAATTGCAAAAACAAATTAAATTGTTAAAAAAGAAGTTAAAAAAATGATATTTAATTTAATTAAAAGATTTTCAGCTTGGCTAGATTATTGGATTTGGAGACAAGAATTAAAAAGAAAAATTAAAAGAAATAAGAATGTTGATTAAATCAAATGAACCTCAAGGAGATAGTCTTGAGTATGATTTAATTGAACAAGCTATTCAATTTTTAAAAAACCCAATAGGTAATACAGTGGAAATTGGTGTAAGGGATGGTTTTGCAAGTAAACTTATAATAGACGCTTGGAGAAAACACCAAAAAACACCATTAATACATTTAGGAATAGATCCTTATGGGGACATTCCATATAACGAATCCGATTCATCATTAGGTATTGATTACACAGGGTACAATAATAAAATGAAACAAGACATGCTAGTATACATGTCACACGGCTATCCAGAATTTAATTTAATTAATTTAGAGGATACAGAATTTTTTGATAAGTTTTCAAACGGATATCCAGTATACAATAAAAAAAAGATATTAATTAATAAATATGATTTTGTTTTATTAGATGGTCCACATGACACACAATCTATATTAAATGAAATGAAGTTCTTTATAAATAGATCTCCAGAGCAACAACTAATTATGATAGATGATGTTAAATCATTTAACTTAAACTTTATAGAAAAAGAAGTTGAAACATATGATTATTTTGTTTGCTATGAAGGTGAAAAAAAGGTAATGTTTAGTAATTTTATTAAATAAATATATGCTTGATGTAGGAACAGTTAAAATAGTAGCTAATTACATCAAAAAACGCATCGATGAAACCAAGCAAGATATTTGCTATGGTATAGACTCTCTCGACAGGCTCCACTATGCTAAGGGCAAGCTCAACGCTCTAGAAGTGTTGCTTCAGGATCTTAAAGACCTGCTAAAAAAAGAGGAGAATGTCGATGACGATAATAACACCTGATAAGGAACTCATCCTTCCTAAAACCGATGATACCGAACAAGAAGGTATTAAAATCCCTACAGATCCAGAGGGTATAAAAAAATACTTAGACAGTTTACCAGATCCAGTTGGATACCGAATGTTAATTCGCCCATACTCTGGAAGAAGTAAAACTGAAGGAGGTATTTTTCTTTCCGAACAAACTCACGAAACTATTCAAATGACTACGGTTGTTGGTTTAGTAATCAAAATGGGAACTTTATGTTATGAGGATAAAGAAAAATTTCCAGACGGTGCTTGGAGTAAAGTTGGAATGTTTGTCATG